CGAGAAGAGAGACGTTAGACAATGAATCCAGAGACAACGGTCGACAATCGCCACAAGCTCGCGCTGCCTTACTGGGCGCGGCCGGGCTTTTCTAGCATTGTGCAGCCTGACGACGCCGGCGGCAATGACGACGAAGACCTTGACGACGACGAGGGCGACGACGAAGACGATGACGATCCCGACGCCGATAAGACCGAGGCCGAGCTACGCGCTGAGCTTGCGGCGGCGCGTCGTGCGATCAAGGCCGCTAACGACTCGAGCGCAAGCAAGCGCGGCAAGCTGAAGGCGGCGCGCGCTCGCGTGGCGGCGCTTGAGGCGGCCGGCGTAGGCGGCAAGCCGAAGCCTGACGGCGACGACGACGGGGCGGTCGACCTTGACGCGGTGCGCGCTCAGGCGACACGCGCAGCGACTACGGCCGCTAATGGTCGCATTATCAAAGCCGAAGCCCGCGGGTCGCTGAAGGCGGCCGGGATTGACCCGAAGCGCGTCGAGCGAGCGGTCGGGCTCTTGAGCCTTGACGATATCGACGTCGACGACGACGGCACGGTCGAAGGCTTAGACGAGGCTATCGACGATCTTCGTCGCGAGTGGCCCGAGCTCTTTGCAGCGGCGGCCGGGCGGCGTCGGCGCTCAGTCGCGGGCGACGATGACCGCGACGGCGCTAAGCGCAGCGGGCCGAAGTTGACGCCGAGCCAACAACAAGCAAAGGCGCTACTGGGCTAATCTGCCGCCTTGTCGGGGGTTAGGTGCTACCCTGGGCGCTAAGGTCTCACGACCCGCGCTCGGGATGAGCTCGACGGCTTTCTGCCGTCGGTAGCGTCTAAGCCCCCGAGCGGGGCGTTAGGGGGGTCTATCATGGCCCGTAACACAATGGAAGCCTGGCTTCGCGAAGAGCAAGGCAGCGAAGTAATCAAGCGCCTCGCGCAAGTCTCGGTCTCAGAATCGGCTTTCAAAAAGGTTTCGATGACTGGCACGACCAAGAGCGAGCCGCGCATGGTCGACATGGACGTCTCGGTTATTGCTAAAGGCGCAAGCTACGGCGAAGACACCGGCGCTAACGACGAGATCCTGCTTACCGCGCGCAAGTTTGGCCGCGCGCTGCGGATTGCCGAAGAAGACATCGACGACGACGTCGCCGACGTTATCGAAAGCAAGAAGACCGGCTGGGTTACCAGCTTCGGCCTCATGCTCGATAACGCCACGATGGGCACGACCGCGGCCGAGAACGGCACGACCGTGCCTTTCACCTCGATTTACCGGGCACTCGGCCAGAACAACGCAGCGACTGGCTACACAGCCAACGCGCACAAGCTGGCAACGGCCGGCGCGTTGACCTATGACGACTTCAGCGATCTTGCAAGCCTTGTCGAGTCGGGTCAGTACTTTGACGCCTCGACTTCGGCCTTCGTTGCTCACTCAAAGATCAAAGGTCAGATCCGCAAGATCAAAGACGACCAGGGCCAGCCGATTTTCACGCCGTCGCCGCGCGTGGGCGACCCCGATACTGTCTTCGGCTACCCGATTCTGTTCACGAACGGCGCGGTTACTTCGGCTACGGCTCTTGCGAGCCAGGCCGTCGCGGCAACGCCGGGCGTCGCGGGCGTCGCCGGTAACGCGCTGGTCGTCTTCGGTAACACCGAGTTCCTGCGCCTCGGTATCCGAAGCGGCCCCGAGTCTTACCTGATCCCTGGTAACGCTGGGCTCGCCGCCTTGACTGACGAGACGATCCTCAAGGTTCGCGCTCGTCGCGGGTTCGCACTCGCGCACGAGTTCGCCGTCGCGGTGCTCGAGGTCACGGTCGCGGCTTAGCCGCACTAGCCGCGCCGTCGCATATAGCGGCGGCGGCGCGGCCCTAGCCGACTGGGAGGTCGTAGCAATGACTAAAGCAAAGAACGAACAAGAGCCGAAGCTTGAGCCGGTTGAGATTGAGGGCATGGAGTCCGGCGAGGTTGAGGCTTACGAGTCCGAGACCGCGGCCAGCTACCCCGAGCACGACCTCGACGCGGCGGAAGTGCTGCGCGCGGTTATCCGCGGCGACGGCGTGCTCGTGCTAACACTGGCAGCGCCGCGCAAGTAACGGCCCTTAAGCTGGGCGACGGGCGGCGCCTCGGGGGTGCGCCCGTCGCCCATTATCGAAAGGCTAGACCGTGTCAGAGTTTGCAACTGTCGCCGAGGTGCTGGCGCTTACCGGCGCGACCGTGACAACCGCGCAGCGCTCTCAGGCGGCGGTCGTAATCGAGATGACAACCGGGCTAATCGAAGGCACCTTAGAGCATCGCTCAGACATTAGCGACCGCGATCGTTACTGGCTGCGCGTCGCGTGCGCCTATCAGGCGGCTTGGCTTTTGAGCCAGCCCGATTTTCTGACGCGCGACGACGTCACAAGCTTGAGCCTTGACGGGCAGAGCGCGAGCGGTAAGGCCGACTGGCTAGTGCTGTCGCCGCTGGCTCGCCGAGCCATGAAGCGCCTATCGTGGCGCGGCACGCGCACGCTTTACAACGAGCCGACCGAGCGAGACGTTGACGCGGCGATCCGTCGCCACGCCTTAGACGGCTCGCGCGATCATCCCGGCGAGTGGATGCCCATAGGGTCAAGCTCGTGATAAAGGCGACGACGACGCTCTCGCTCTTGCGCGGCACGAGGCTAAACGACTTTGGCGACGAGGTCGACGACGACTCGGGCGCGGCGATCGTCTCGGGCGTGCCGGGCTCGCTCGTGGAGGTTTCGCGGCGCATAGATGACCCCGTGACCGGGGCGTGGGTTGAGGTTTCGCAGCTGGTCGCGCGCTTTACGCCGGGCACCTTCCCGGCCGTCGCGGGCGATCGCGTGCGCGACGAGACTACGGCCGCGCTTTACTGGGTGCGGCGCGTCAAAGCGACGCCGCGGTCTATTGGCGGGCTAGGTGCTTTACGCTTAGATATGAGCCGCACAAGGCCCGAGTAAATCGGGCAGCACGGCATAACACGACGCGACCGTAGAGGGGGCGAGCATGACGGCACGGATACGCATTACCCGAGTGATCGCCGCTGACGAGGTGGCAGACTTGATAGAGCCCGCCATGCGCCGGCTACTCAACGCCATGCATCGCCGCGCTCAGCGCGCCGTGCCTAAGCGTACCTTCACGCTTCACGACACCCTAGAGACCGAGATAGAGGTCGAGGGCTCGCGCATTGTCGGCACGCTCGCCGCTGGCGGCAAGACGGCCGCGGCGCCTCGAGGCGCAAAGTACGCGCTCTTCATTGAGCAAGGCACTAGCCGCATGAGGGCGCAGCCTTACCTTCGCCCGGCGCTCTTACAGTCGCGCAGCGCCGACCTCAACTTCAGCGGCCAGCCTGACAGGCCGCGCGGGGGTGGCTCGTGACTTTGATTCCCAACCCCGAGCTAGTCGCCGGCGCGTGGCTTGTGCAGCGGGTCGGCTTCAGCGTCGGCCAGGTTGCGACGTTGCTGCCTAAAGACGTCAACGCCTGGCGCGCTGGCGGCTTCGTCGTCGTGGCGGCGCTCGTCGGCGGGTCGGCAGATATCGACACGCCCGAAAGGCGTCAGGCCGTTGTGCAGGTCGACGCTTACGCAGCGCCCGCGAGCGAGGGCGGCGGGCGGCCTCAGTGGAACCTAGCCGCGCAGCTTGTCGAGCGCGTGAGGGTCGCAACCGAAGGCGGGCAAGTGTACGGCCAGGCGGTCGCGCTTTCGTCGCTTTACGGCGGCGCCCGCGTGCTTTCGGTTTACCTTATAAGCGAGCCGCGCCGCGTGCTCGACGACGTCGCAAGCTTCGCCCGGTTCACTGTAGACCTGGCGATTGACTGGGTTAGAGAGTAGGCGAGACCGTGGAGAAGTTGCGAAAGATTGAAACAAGCTTCGGGCTGAGCGTCGAAGTCGGGGCGGCAGAGCTTGCCGACCTGACGGCGCAAGGGCTCGTGAAGGTGTCTAAGCCTTCGGGCGCGACGGGCAGCGCAGATAGCGCCGCCGATAAAGCCGCGAAGGCGGCCGACAAGAAAGGGGCGGGCGAATGACCGTTACCAGTAGCAACCTTATCCAAGGGCCGGCGACGCTTTTCGTCGGCGTCTTCGGCGTAACCGAGCCGGCAACGATCGCGACCGCGCCCGGCGTCGGGTGGACTAACCTCGGCGGCACGCGCGACGGGGTCGAGCTCACGATCGCGAAAGAGTACGCGGTGCTTTCGGTCGACCAGATCGTTGACGAGATCGGGCGCACGGTCACCTCGCGCATGGTCTCAATCACGACAACTCTCGCAGAGGCGACGCTCGCCAACCTCGCGCGAGCAATCAACGAGACCGCGCCGACCGCCGGCGTCTTCACGCCCGACACTAACGCCGCGGCCTTCACGCCGCCCTACCAGGCCATCATTCTCGACGGTCTCGCGCCTGGCGGCTTTCGTCGCCGCGTCATTGTGCGCAAGGTGCTGTCGACCGACTCGGTCGGCATGGCCTACCAGAAAGACGGCATGACCGTTATTCCCGTGACCCTCATGGGTCACTGGGTCAGCACTTCGGTCGCGCCGTTTAGCATCACCGACGCTTCGGCCTAGCACGCGGCGGGGCGGTCGCTCTGGCCGCCCCGCTCAACCCCCGAGAATTGAAAGAGGCAACAATGACCAGCACCAGCCGCGACGAGCCCGTCGTAACCTTTGCCAAGCGCGACCCAGCAAGCGACTGGGCGACCAGCGACGAGCGCGTGCCGCTCTTTACCGTCGAGCGTGACGGGCAAGAGCCGCGGGTCTATTCCATGCCAGCGAAGCCTAACGCCGGGCTGACGCTTGAGTATCTGCGCCAGGGTCGCAAGCTCGGCGCAGAGCTTGCCGCCTCGTGGATTATCGAGACGGCGATCGGGGAAGAGGGCTACGACGCCCTCGTCGACGAGCTCAGCCGTCACGACGGCAACCCTCAAGAGTTGCTGCGCTTGCTCATTGAGCGCATCCAGGTCGTTGCTATGGGCGGCATCGAAGCAAAAAAAGACTGACCGGCCTAGAAGGATTAGCAGAGAGAGGGGGAGAGATTGCCTGGGTGCTTGACTATCTCGAAGACGTCGCTAGCGACCTGTCGGCCTTTCATCGGGTCGACGACTGGCGCGCGCTTGACGGCCCGCGATTCTTTTCTCTCTGCCATAGGCTCGCCGCCTATGCCGGGGTTATGCAAGCCCGCGTCGTCGCCGAGCAAGAGGCCGCAAGCAACGGGCCGCAGCGCGGCGCAAGCGGCGGCAACGTGGCGCGAGTGCCCGAAGAGGTCGCGCTTGCTGGCCTTGTCGCTGACGGCTGGCTTGAGAGACGAGAGGGCTAACTAATGAGCGTCAAGATCGCCGAAGGCGTCGTCGAGATTACGGCCGACGCGAAAGGGGTCGGCCGGCAAGTTGCTAGCGACCTCGACGCCGCCGGGCCCGAGATGCAGAAAGCTGGCGACGGCATCGGGCGTAAAGTCTTCGGCGGGCTCGTCGGCGCGTGGGCCGCTATCGGCGGCGCGCAGATTGTGGGCGGCTTTCTCACTGGCGCGATCACTGGCGCGAGTGACCTCAACGAGACGCTAAGCAAGTCAAATACAATCTTCGGCGAGTCGGGAAAGTTTGTCGAAGAGTTTGGCAATCAAGCGTCGCGTCAGATCGGCCTAAGCAAAGAGGCCGCGATCGCGGCGGCGGCGGGCTTCGGCGATATGTTTACGCAGCTAGGCTTTGCCGAAGAGGCCGCGGCCGGCATGTCGCTACAGACTTTGCAGATGTCGGCCGACCTCGGCTCTTTCAATAACCTCGAGACGGCCGACGTCGCCGACCGGATTAGCGCCGCCTTTCGTGGCGAGTATGACTCTTTGCAAGCGGTCATCCCTAATATCAACGCGGCGCGCGTTGAGTCTGAAGCGCTAGCGGCGTCGGGTAAAGAGCTCGCGTCAGAGTTGACGGCGCAAGAGAAGGCGACCGCGGTGCTCGCGATCGTTCAGAAAGACGGCGCCCGAGCTATGGGCGACTTCAAGAAGACGAGCGACGGCGCGGCTAATCAAACGAAGATCGCGACGGCAGCGCTCGCCGACCAACAAGCAAAGCTAGGCGGCGTACTATTGCCGGCTTACGTCGGCTTTCTCGGCTTTATCAATGGCACGGTTTTGCCGGGCTTCGCTAACCTCGTGACTTTTATCGGCGAGAATAGCGACATGCTGCTACAGCTAGGCGGCGTCGTGCTAGCCGGCGCGACGGCTTACGGCGTAATCACAACCGCCATGAAAGTACACAGAGCCTTTCTGATAGCCAGCGCCGCCGCTACCGGCGGGCTGACGATCGCGCAGTTTGCGCTCAACGGCGCGCTCTTGGCTAACCCTATCGGGCTAGTTATTATCGCGATCACGGCGCTCGTCGCGGCGATCGTCGTCATTGCCACTAAGACGACTTTCTTCCAGGACGCCTGGGCGGTTATGTCTAAGGGCATCGGCACGGCGTTTAGCTTCGTGTGGAATAGCGTACTCAAGCCGGTTTTTACGGCGATCGGCGCTGGGTTTACTTTCCTTTTTGAAAACGTAATCAAGCCAGTAGCTACCGCCATGATGATAGTCATAGGGCTCTGGGCGGCGCTCTTCACTTTTGTATGGCAGTCGCTACTGAAGCCAGTCTTTGACGCGATCGGCGGCGGCTTTCGCTTTTTGCTAACGAATATCTTTGAGCCGGTCGGCAAGGGCATGGGCGTGGCCTTCGGGCAGATAGGCGCGGCGCTCGGCGTGGTGTGGAATAGCATTATAAAGCCAGTCTTTACCGCGCTCGGCGACGCTTTTCGCTTTGTCTCTGACAATATAATCAAGCCGGTTGCTAAGGGCATCGGCACGGCGCTAGGGCAGATTGGCGACACGGTTTCGAGCGTCTTCGGCGGTATCTCGGGCTTCGTCGGGGCGGCTTTCCAGAAGGTGCTCGGCGTGATCCGCGGGCCTATCAATGGGATCATCGGGCTTATCAACGGCGTGATCGGCAGCCTCAACAAGATCAGCGTCAAGATCCCTAGCTGGGTTCCCGTCGTCGGCGGGCAGATGTTCGGCGTCAACTTGCCGCGCATCCCCCTGCTAGCGCGAGGCACTAACAACGCGCCCGATACTTTCATCGCTGGCGAGGCTGGCCCCGAGCTCGTGACCGGCGCGCGAGGCGCGACCGTGCGGCCCTTTGCCCAGTCGCGCGACATGCTGGCGCAGATGCTTGAGCGTCAAGGCGGCGGGCGTGCCTTGACGGTCAATCAGACGATCGCGTACAGCGACCCGATACTCGCAGCGCGTCAAGCCGCACGAGAGCTTAGCCGCTATATGGGAGTCGCATAATGAGCACGGTCATAACCTTCACGACGTCGCGCGACACGGTCGTCATTACCGGCGACGACCCTAACGCCGGGCCGACCTACGACGTACTCGATCAGTGGTACAGCGTGCAAGCCGACTTGCGCTATGCGAAGCGACCCGGCGCGCCTGGCTCTTTCGCGCCCGAGCGATCCTTTCCTA